GCATGGTGCGCGCAGTCGGGAAACCCACCTACCGCCTAGGCTTGGGGAATGGCAGCACCTCGCACTGGCAGACCGAATGGTCGACCACCAAAACCAATCGAGTCTCATCGAAGGAACGGCAACCCATCAAAACTGAATCTGCCAGTGGAACCGATGTCATCGAGTGCGCTTGCGCTGGTGGACTTGAGCGTTGTGCCTACCGTGCCGGAAGGGTTCGGTCTGGTTGGCACGTCTTACTGGAAGGTGTTGTGGACTGGTGGTCGTCGGCATCTGTCGGAGCTGCACGACACACCGCTCATGACAAGGCTGTGCAAGAACTTCGACAAGATTGCCGAATTGGAGTTGTGGCTTGGCAACGATGTCGAGCGCAGGTGGTACACCAGTCCGAATGGTCAGGTGGTGACGCATCCTGCTGTGAAACAGATCGAGCAGATGGATGCGCAGAACACGGCTTGGATGAGTTTGATGGGTTTCACGCCTTCGGATCGAGCGCGTCTAGGTCTTCAAGAGATAAGGGTGGCAAATGAACTTGATCAGTACAGGCAACGCAAGTCCAGCGTGGTCGACACCGAGGTTGTATCCCAGGTCTGATGGTCAGTTAGTCACCGACTTTGCTGAGACGTTCTTGCATGTCAGCAAGGGTGTGAGGGCTGGTGAGGGGTTGAGGTTGACGGGTTGGCAGAAGGGTTTGCTGGAATCGTTGTATGAGCGTCGTGCTGATGGGTTGCTTCGGTACCGTCGGAGCATTGTGGGTTTGGCTCGGAAGAACGGGAAAAGTTTGCTGGGGTCTGTTGTCGCACTCTATGGCTTGATTGAGGGTGAGCCTGGGGCTGAGGTGTATTCGGCTGCTGGTGACAGGATGCAGGCACGGATTGTGTTCAATGAAGCTAAGTGGCAGATCAGCCAGTCACCGGCGTTATCTGGTATTTGCAAGGTGTACCGAGATGTGGTGGAGGTTCCGTCTACGGGGGCGATCTATCGAGTGTTGTCAGCTGACGCAAAACTTCAACAAGGCCTCAACGCATCGTGCGTGATATTTGATGAGGTTCACGTTCAACCCAATGAGGAACTTTGGAACGCCTTGAGTTTGAGTATGGGCGCACGTAAAGACCCTCAGATCATCGGTATCACTACAGCAGGGTATGACCCTGACTCCTTGTGTGGTCGTTTATACAACTACGGCAAGCGTGTCATCTCAGGCGATCAGGAAGATGAACGGTTCGGGTTCTTCTGGTGGGAGGCACCAGAGGGTTGTTTGATTTCGGATCGTGATGGTTGGGCTGCTGCGAACCCGAACCTTGCTGAAGGTTTGCTGGACATCGAGGACATGGAAGTCAGCATGAACCAGACGGCTGAGGTTGCGATGAGGCGTTACCGTTTGAACCAGTGGGTCAGAACGGACGGTGAATCGTGGTTGCCTCCTGGTGCTTGGGAGTTGTGCCGGTCAGATATGCAACTCAAACCCGATTTGCCCACGTTCGTTGGTGTCGATATGGCGTTGAAGCATGACTCGATTGCTGTGGTCATTGCCCAACCGCAAGATGGTCGTGTCGTTGTTCGCGCAAAGATTTGGCATCCTGACGCAAACGCAATGGATGTGTCTGCTGTTGAACAATACATTCGTGACATCAACCAGCAGTTCAACGTGGTGGAGAATGCTTATGACCCTGCGTTCTTCCAGCGTTCCGCTGAAGTGTTGTCGGAGAATCATGTGATGGTTGAGTTCCCTCAGTCAGCTGCACGAATGATCCCAGCGTGTGGCAACTTGTACGAACTGATTGTCAACCAAGTGATTGCGCACGATGGTGATCCGATGTTCACTGATCAACTGTTGTCGGCTGCGCAACGACAAACCGAGTCAGGTTGGCGACTGTCCAAAGGTAAGTCGAAGCGCAAGATTGACGCTGCGATTGCGTTGGCTATCGCATCAGATCGTGCAACATCTAAACAGGAAGTCGCACCAGTAGCAGGTTTCTTTGTAGTCTAGGGAGATGACAATCTTCCTGCTAGAACTGTTCGCTGTTTCACTCATCGGTTTTGGAGTATTCTTGGTGTCGGTACCCATCGGGCTGATCTTCGTCGGCTTCACAGTTCTATTGTTCGCATTCGCTTATGAGCGCGGTCAGAGGAAGGTCAAAAAGTAAATGTTGTCACGACTTCTGAACCAAGGCACCGAGGAACGTGCAATCTCATTCCAGTCTTTGTTCGCAGCCGGTGACGGATTTGCCAAGTCAACAAACGCTGGAACCACAGTCACCCAAATAGATTCCCTGAAGATCGAAGCAGTTTACGCCTGTGTGCGTCTCATCTCTGATTCAATTTCAACTTTACCTGTCGATACTTACATTCGGGTTGGTGCAGAACGCAAAGCATTCCGTCCTCGACCAATGTGGCTAGACAATCCTGAGTCTGGTGTGACACGCACCGAACACTTCCAACAAGTGTTGGTGTCGTTGCTGTTGAATGGCAACTCGTTCACACGTATCTTGCGCGATGATCAAGGAATTGCAGGTTTGGTTGTTCTCAACCCTGAGCGCGTTGACTGTTCGCGTGATCAGATAACACGTCGTCCGATCTTCATCTTTGAGAACCGTGATGTCATTCAAGCCGACGACATGATCCACATCACAGAGATGCGATTGCCAGGTGAGATGCGTGGCCGTTCCAAGATTGACCTGATCAAAGAGAACCTCGGTTTGGCTAAAGCGTTGGAGGAGTTTGCTGCACGATTCTTCGGTCAGGGTTCAGCAGCTTCTGGCATCATCGAGTTCCCAGGCAACCTCACCCGTGAGCAAGCAAAAGATTTGGTTGCATCGTTTGAAGAAGGTCACAAAGGTTTGCGCCGATCACATCGTCCAGGTGTGTTGTTCGGTGGAGCAAAGTTCACGAAGACAACTGTTGACAACGATTCCGCGCAGTTTCTAGAATCACGTCGCTTCGCCATCGAGGAGATTGGTCGCATCTTCCGATGCCCACCATCAATGCTCGGTGTGACCACAGCTGGGGCGATGTCGTATGCGTCGGTAGAACAGAACGGTATCCACTTCGTTCAGCACACGTTGCGTCCGTACATCTCGAAGATTGAGGATGGATACCAGAAGTTGTTGGACAGTCGCGCATTCTTGAAGTTCAACGTGGACGGTCTGTTGCGTGGCGATCAGGCTTCACGGTATGCAGCATTCTCAACAGGTCTGCAATCAGGGTTCTTGTCAATCAACGACATCCATCGCATCGAGGACATGGCTCCGACTGAGGGTGGGGATGTGTATCGGGTTCCGTTGGCGAACGTGGATATTGCTGCTGCGAACTTGTCTGAGTTGGATCGCAAGTCGGTCATTGCTCAGCGTTTGATTCTGTCTGGGTTTGATCCTGCTGAGGTGATGAGCGCGTTGGAGTTGCCAAGGATTGCGCACACTGGTGTTCCTTCAACCCAGTTGCAGGCGTTGTCAACAATCAATCCTGCTGATCCTGCTTCGGTGTATGAAGTGAAGTCGCAGGATATGAATATCAATATGCCTGAAGTGGTGTTGAACTATACGCCTCCGGCTGTGAATGTTCCTGCACCGATCATCAATGTTCCTGAGACTGTCGTTCGTGTCAACATGCCACAGTCGAAGCCAACTGTGCGCACCGTTGAGCGTGACGCTGATGGACGGATTTTGACGATCACTGAAAGGGTTGAAGACTAATGGCACACGGAATCAGCGCATACTTGGGGAACGCTTGGATGGATGCGTTAGGGAATGCAACATCGTTCTCGGTTGCGCAACCTTATGTGAAGTTGCACACGCAAGACCCTGGGACTGCTGGAACGGCGTTCCCTGCAACTGAGACGACGCGCAAGGCTGTGTCGTTCAGTGCTGCTTCTGCTGGTGGGTTGACATCTGATGCAGATATCAGTTGGACGAATATCACAGGCAATCAAGATGCAACGCACTTCACTTGTTGGGACAATATCAGTGCAGGCAACTTCTTGTTCTCTGGAACAATCGTTGCTGGTGCATACACAGCAGGTGACACCTACACGATTAGTGCAGGGAATCTCACCGTCTCATTGACGCTCGCATCGTAGGTTCGTGATGGCCGTTCAACGGTTCGTCCTCGACTCAACCACACTTGACAACGCAGGCTTCGGGCTTGGTGGTGCATCAGCATTCATTCTTGACAGTTCAACGCTTGACGGCGCAGCTGTTCTTGATGGCGGTCAGTTCCTAACTGTTGCCACAGGCTCATCGTCTTTGGGTGGGCTTAGTGCGTCGGCATCTGCGCAAGCAACGATCTTCCCTGTTCTGTCTGCATCGTTGGGTGGGTTGGATGCGTCTGCGACTGCGCGATCAACAATCTTCCCTGTTCTGTCTGCTCCTTTGGATGGGCTTAGCGCGTCGGCATCAGCGCAATCAACGATCTTCCCTGTGTTGTCTGCGCCGTTGGGTGGGTTGTCTGCGACGGCTTCAGCGTCAGCGATCATCTTCCCTGTACTTGATGCACCGTTGGATGGGTTGGTTGCATCAGCAACAGCAACAGTGATCCCACCTGAACCACCTGTCATCCCCCCTTCGGGGTCACGTTGGTGGAGACAACCTGCCACACCAGTCAAGAAACAAGAACTACCAGAACAGATTGTTGTTGAGGTACCGAAACCTCGACGACCTGTGTTGGTGTCGGCTCGGGCTGGGTCACGGCTTGGTGGTGCCGATGTGGGTGCGTTGGGTTCGGTGACGTTCTCCTCCTTGGATGATGATGCTGAAGTATTGTTGTTGGTCTGATGCCTTATTTCATTACAGACAAATCACCTGATTGTTCAGGTTGGGCAACCGTCAAGGAAGATGGTGAAGTTATTGGTTGCCACACCACGAAGAAGGATGCGATTGATCAGATGGTTGCTGTGTCGATTGCTGAGGACATGGAACCTGGTGGCGAACGTGCGTTGCCAGATAATTATCGTCCTGCGTTAGCTGCTGATGTTCCTGAAGGTCGAGCATGTGGAAACTGCCATTACTACAACGAGGACATGATTCAAGAAGATGGCAGAGAGTTGAAGGCGTATTGCATGAAGTGGGATGCGTATGTTCTTGGCGGTTGGTATTGCAACGCTTGGGAATCTGAAGAACACGAAGAAGAAGAAGTTTTGGATGACATGGAGGAAGATGAGATGGAAGATGAGGTGCGCCAAGTGTCCTTGGATGTTCCTGTGTATATTCGTTCAGCTGCTCGTAAAGGTTTGGACTACTACGGCCAAGGGTTGGCTGGTGATGGTTTGGTGGATCGCACTGTGCGTGAAGCACGGGAGATGGCACGTGGCGACATCACAGAAGACAAAGTGATTCGCACGAATGCTTGGGGTGCAAGACATCTTGTGGACTTGGATGCACCAAAGAACTCTGACCCTGATGACAAAGAGTTCCCTGGTGCCGGTGCTGTGGCGTTCTATCTGTGGGGCATCAACCCACTCGACCCTGAACCTGCGATGAACTGGTTCATGTCGAAGGCTGAAGCAATCAAAGCGGAACGCGCTGATGCTCCTGCCCCACCGAAAGATCAGATCACTGGGTCAGACAAGAATCCTGTGGGGTCTGCGAAGGCTCCTGCTGGTGAGAAGACGATTGAACTGTCAGAAGCGATTGAGACAGGTTTGGCAAACAAAGCCAAAGAACACAACGATGATGTTGGTGACAACCCTGGCAAACGGGCAACGGTTGGTATGTTGCGCACAGTGTTCCGTCGAGGAGCTGGAGCGTATTCAACTTCGCATCGTCCAGGTGTGACACGGGATCAATGGTCTTATGCGCGTGTGAATGCGTTCTTGTATTTGTTGCGCAACGGTAGACCTGAGAACGCAAAATACATTGGCGACAACGACCTTCTTCCAAAGTCGCATCCGAAGTCCACTAGAACCTTGTCTGCGAATGTTGTTAGTATTCAAGGCATGGAAGAACTTGTGGAAACTCGACGCATCACATCCAATGACTTTGAACTGCGACAAGATCGGAACGGTGATGGCATGTCGTTCACAGGATATGCAGCCGTGTTCAACTCACCTTCTGAACCGTTGCCATTCATTGAACGGATTATGCCTGGCGCATTCTCCAAGACTTTGAAGTCAAGGAACAATATCCGAATGTACATGAACCACGATTCAAGCATGTTGTTGGCCACAACCAAAGCGAAGACATTGCGTTTGTCCGAAGATTCCAAAGGCTTGCTGGTTGATGCTTCGTTGCCAGATACCTCGGTTGGTCGTGACCTGTCGGTGTTGATGAAGCGTGGAGATGTGAACTCGATGTCGTTCGGGTTCTCTGTTCCTACTGGTGGCGACTACTTCTCTGATGATGGCATGACACGCGAACTGCGTCAGATCAAACTGTTTGAAGTGAGCGTTGTGACAGGGTTCCCTGCTTACACAGCAACCTCGGCATCTGTTCGTTCCTTTGATGCGTTGTCTGTTCGCACCGGCATTGATGCCGATCAGCTCGCTGCTGCGATCACGAACCTTGAATCTGGTCAAACTTTGTCGAATGATCATGCGATGTTGTTGCGTGAAACTGTTGCCAAACTTGAACCGATTCAAGAAGCTGCACCAGCTCGTCTTGGTGTTCTAGCCAAGCACCTTGATTTATTGAAGACCATCGCCTAACATCTGGTCACTGCATTGTTCAGCGGAGCCGCTGCGATGTTGCTGAATGCGGAGCCGCATCAGGTTGAGAAGTAATACCTCCCTGCGTATACCCATTCACAACAATCCGAAAGCAGAAAACAATCATGAAAGAATATCTAGACCGTCAAGTTGAGATTCGTCAGCAAGCCTGGCACCAAGCCAAAGCAATCATCGACGTGGCCACAGCCGAAAAGCGTGACCTCTCAGCAGAAGAAGAGCAGACATACGCACGTTTGAACAACGAGTTGAACGAGCGCGCAGCAACCATTGCAAAACTCCGTGAAGATGAATCACGCGAACTTCGCATGGACGCAGCAACCCGTGAGATTGCAGACCAGGTTCGTCCTGTTGCATCAGCACCAGTTCAAGAAGACGTGGCAATGATCCGCGCACTCATCAAGGGCGACGTTCGTTCGCACTCGTTTGAGCGTCGTGACATCACCAAGTCCTCAACTGGTTCACCAGTTCCAACATCGTTCTACGACCAAGTGATCATGCGCGCACGTTTGATTGCTCCAGTTCTTGGAACATCAACCGTCCTCAACACCGCTAGTGGCGAGAACCTTCAGATTCCATCACTGTCCACCTACTCGGTAGGCAGTGTCAACTCAGAAGCAGCAACCTTGGGCGAGAGTGACCCAGTGTTCAACAGCTTCGTAACCTTGTCGGCCTACAAGTTCGGATTCCTCACACAGGTTTCCCTTGAACTGTTGGAAGACTCTGGTGTTGACATGCTCGGCTTCTTGGCTGATCAAGTTGGCAACGCAGTTGGATTCGCAGTTGGTTCAGCATTGACTGTTGGTTCAGGCTCGTCGCAACCAAACGGCATCGTCACAGCTTCAAGCGTTGGCGGTACTTCAGGAACAGCAACCGGCTTCACAGCAGACAACCTCATCGACCTTTACTACTCGCTTGACGGAGCTGCACGTTCGCTCCCAGGTGTTGGTTGGATGATGACTGGTAAGTCAATCGGTCTTGTGCGAAAACTCAAGGACACAGCGGGGAACTTCGTTTTCCAGCCTGCCCTTGGACTTGGTTCACCTGACACATTGTTGGGTCAGCCAATCTTCGAGAACCCACAAATGGCCGAAGCAACCACAGGTACAAAATCTGTGATCGTTGGCCACTTGCCTTCGTACTTCGTGCGCCAAGTTGGTGGCATCAAGTTGGATCGTTCCGATGACTTCGCATTCAGCGCAGGACTCGCAACCTTCCGTGCAACGATGCGTGTTGACGGCAACTTGCCACAAACATCACACATCAAGCATCTCCTCCAGCCGTAAGGCTTGAGGGGCTTGCCCCTTCATATCCCATAATTCCCCTAGGCTTAGGGTCGTCGCGAACACGCAGGGCGCGACGACCCTATTTCTATTTACCCCCTGCGATCTGCGAAGGAGAAGGAAGTGAAGAATGTTCGTAATCGTCAACAACACACCGGTAGAACTACCAGACCTCGAAGCACAGATTCTGTTGCGTCGGGGAATAGCACGTTTACCAGAGCAAGCAGACCTACCAACGGAGACGCGCTACGCATCCTCTGGTATTCCAACGCTCCCTTCGTCCCCACCGGCTACGGTACGCAAACCGCGCAAGCCGTCCCAAGGCTCATCAAAGAAGGTCACGAAGTAGCGATCCATGCCATGTACGGACTCGAAGGAGTTTCGTCAAATTGGAATGGGATCAAGATGTATCCACGTGGGATGGCACCATATTCCGATGATGTGATGGTTGCGCATTGGATGGACTGGGCGAACGGCAACAAGAATCTTGCACCGTTGTTGATGACTTTGTTTGATGTGTGGCCGTTGAAGTCGAAGTCGTTGGAGATGGTGGACAACATTGCGTCGTGGGTTCCGATTGATCATGCGCCTTGTCCAGTCGATGTGGTTGAGTGGTGTGCGCGTCCGAATGTGAAGCCGATTGCGATGTCGTTGTTTGGGCAGAAGATGTTGAACAACGCTGATGTGGAATGTTTCTACGCTCCGCATGGCATTGAGTCTGTGTTCAGTCCGACAACAAAGTTTGTGAATGGTGATCGTCACTTCACAGGTCGTGAACTCATGGGCATTCCTGACGACAAGTTTGTGGTGATGATGAACGCAGCGAACAAGGGTGCGAGTCCTTCGCGCAAGTCTTTCTCAGAGAATCTGTTGGCGTTTGGTATCTTCGCACAAACTCGACCTGACGCAATGTTGTATCTCCACACGGAGAAGGATGGGGCGATGGGTGGGGTGAACTTGGTGGCGTTGTTGGCTGCGTGTGGGATTCGTGAGGATCAATACAAGTTTGTTGATCAGTACGCATATCGGACTGGGTTCCCTCAGCAGGCTGTGGCGATGATGTATGCGTCGGCTGATGTGTTGTTGTCTGCCTCTATGGGTGAAGGGTTTGGGTTGGCTGTGATTGAGGCTCAGGCTTGTGGCACCAGGGTGATTGTTTCGGACTTCACAGCTCAACCTGAGTTGGTTGGATCGGGGTGGGCTGTGGAGGTTCAACCGTTCTGGGATAATCATCAGAAGTCGTGGTTCTGCACTCCTCAGGTGGGTTCCCTTGTGGATGCCCTGAAAGAGTCCTACAACGCTCCGAGAGGCGTTGACAAAGTGGCTGTGGACTTCGCAGCCACATACGACGCTGATCGCGTCTGGGACGCTCATTGGAAGCCTGTGATGAAAGGGTTGTCAGCATGGTGCCAGTCATCATCATCCCCGTCCTGAACAGGTATGACTTGATGGAACGGGCGATCCGCTCGATTGACTATCCCGTCGAGCAGCTCATCATCGTTGACAATGGGGATGGGTATGACGCTGACATGTTGGCTTGGACTGCGCCTTGGCAACATGTTCAGAACTGGTATCTGTGGAGAATGCCAACGAACCTTGGTGTGGCACCGTCATGGAACTTGGGTATCAAAGCAACACCTCACGCTGAGGGTTGGATTCTGTTGAACTCTGATGCGTTCTTTGAACCAGGTCAACTCGAAGCGTTCTACAAAGACTGTGAGCCAAACAACATCACGTTGACTCGCGAGATGCCGGCTTGGTCGTGTGCTTGGGTGGGTGCTGGTGTGGTCGAGCGTGTCGGTCTGTTCTCTGAATGTTATGTGCCTGCATATTTTGAGGACAACGATTTTGAGGAACGCTCACGTCGGATCAATGTTGAGGTGAAGATTTCGCAGGCTGGGATTGTTCACGATAATTCTTCAACGATTGGTTCTGATCCGTCTTTGCTTGAGAAGAACAGCAAGAGTTTCCAAGCCAATCAGCAACTGCATGCGTTGCGTTGGAAGTCAGGTTTGCCTGACGCTGGGCATTGGGATTTGAAGCGTCGAAGGGAGTTGGGGTGGGATTAGAAGATTTTAAAGGTATCCATGATGGTGAGACTGTGTATGTGTTTGGGTCTGGTGCCACCTTGAACTATCTGGCACCGAGCTTCTTTGATGACAAGATTTGTGTGGCAACGAACTTCTGTGGATCAGTGTTTGGTTTGAGCAGGTATTACGTGTTCAGCCATTATCACGCTGACTCAATATCTGAAGCGCAGCTGGATGAGACGGTGGCTGTGTTCACACCGTTGCGTGAGCATGGCACTGACGCAGAGTTCCTAGGGTTCATGCCAAAGATTGCCACATTCCCAACCACCACTGGTCGTCCTGGTGGATCGTTTGATCCAGCCGGCAAGGACTGGCCTACGCTTGACAACTCTCTAGTCATCGGGTCATCTGGCATTCATGGTGCAATGCACTTGGCTGCGTATATGGGTGCGAAGTTTATTGTGTTGGTCGGTGCTGATTGTGGTGAGTTGGGTGGTGCTGAACGTGTCGAAGGGTACGTGAAGGGCGATACTCCTTGGGGGTTGTATGAGATGCACCTTCGAGACATGAAGCAACGCCTGTTTGAAATGTATGCATGTCAGGTCTATTCGTTGAATCCATTTATCAACTACAGTTTGGAAGGTACTGCGTATCGTGGAGCAGTGTCAATCAACTAGAATTGGAATCCTATGGCAATCGTCAATGGTTACTCGACCAGGAATCAAATCAAAGCAGCCCTCCGAATCGGTACGGCTGACACGATTGATGACGAACTAATTGACAACTGTGCTGGAGCTGCATCACGTCTGATTGATGGTTATTGCAACCGCAAGTTTTGGTCTGCTGGGTCTGCAACTAGTCGCGTGTTTCAGGCTGAGGATTCGTTCTTCTGTTCGATAGATGACATCTCTGGAACTGCACTCACTTTGCAAACTTCAACGAATGCTGATGGTGTTTTTGATACAACTTGGACTCCAACCGATTGGCAGTTGGAACCATTGAACGGTGATCTTGATGGCATCACTTGGGCGTTCGACAAGATTCGTGCAATCGGTGATTACCTGTTCCCAACTGTCAATGCCAACTATGGTTCTCAAGCATTGGTGAAGGTGACAGCAATCTTTGGTTGGCCGTATGTCCCTGAGCCGGTAACGCAAGCAACGATCATTCAGGCTTCAAGATTGTTCAAACGATATGACAGTCCGTTGGGTGTCGCAGGATTCGGTGACATGGGTGCAATCAGGGTGAGCCGTGCGCTTGACCCTGACGTGGCACAACTCGTCGAGCCGTACCGACGCATGCGTCTATTCGCATGAGTTCAACCACTACCGTCTCCCAAATCAAAACTGGTTTGGCTGCGAACCTGGCAACCGTGTCAGGTCTTCGCGCTTACGCCTACCAGCCTGACAATGTGAACACCCCGTTCGCTTGGCCGTTGCTGGATTCAATCCAGTACAACGGGGCTATGGGTGGGGGTTTGATTACCCACAAGTTCACGATCAGTGTTGTGGTGGGTCGTTCGGCTGAGCGCACTGCACAAACTTTGTTAGATGGATACCTGTCATATAAGGGTGCTACTTCTATTCGTCAAGCGATTGAATCGGATCGGACTTTGGGTGGTGTGGTGCAGGATTTGATTGTTGAGTCTGCTGATAACATCTCAACCCTTGAAGCGAACGACGCAACATATCTGGCGATTGACTTCGTTGTCACGGTATACGCCTGACCCCTTGCCGTAGGTTGCTTGTGGCGTGTAGTGTTATCGCATCGGCTCAGCCGAGCAGACATCAACTCGAACGCCGATAGGCAGGAGCAGACATCATGGCAAAGCAAGTTCTTACAAACGTGGCAGTCACCTATGGCACTGCAAACACGGACATCTCCGCGTATGTAACGTCAATCACATTGTCGTCCAGTGCTGCGGAAGTTGCCACAACTTCGATGGGTTCGTCAGCTGTGACGCGAATCCAAGGCTTGATCGATAACTCGATCACAATGGAATTGCAACAGGACTACCCAACGATTGAGAAGTTGTTTTTCGATGCGTTCACTGCTGGTACTGCTGTACCGATGACAGTGAAGCCGAACGGTACTGCTGCTGCTTCGTCCACGAATCCACAGTATGCGTTCTCGGTTCTGCCGACTGCACATGAGATGGTCAAGGGTGCCATTGGTGACTTGGCTACAATGTCAATCACGTTCCCAATCTCTGGTGTGATCACCAAGACTGGCACTGGCGCATAGTTTCTAAATAATTCCAACCCTTACCTGCGGAGGTAAAGAATGAAAATCGCACTCAGTTTGACTAGTGCATTAGATGGCAAGCAACGCATAATCATTGCTGCGTTCCCTGACTTCATCGCGTTTGAAAATAAATACAATCGCAGTGTCGCCAAGTTTGAAGCCGAACTCACATTGACTGATCTTGCATACCTTGGATGGCATGCAGAGAAACGGTTGAAGAAAACTGGGTTGGACTTTGATTCATGGGTGGATGAGATTGAAGCACTCGAAGTGGGAGATAGCGCTGACGCAGTGATCGTCCCTTTGGAGACCAGTCAGCCCACTGGGTAATTTCATATCTCGCTTGCGAGACAGGGATTGCACCTTCAGTGTTGCTGGCAGAAGAACCACGAATGCTGTTCACCATGTTGGCGTACCTACGATGGAGAGCGATTCATCTAGGCAAGTAGTATCGGAGCATGGCAGGTCGTGCAGGTACATACAGTGCATCGGATGCGATGAATGCGCCGGTACAAATTGAAGGCATCGCAGACTTCCTTCGTGATCTAGCCAAGACATACCCTGACTTCAACAAGGAAGCACGTATCGCCAGTCAAGGCGTAGCAGAGCTGCTTGTTGTCGCAGCAACCTTTGAGGCTGCATCGGTGACTAGGAATCGTCAGGCGTTGGAAGTGATGAAGGGGTTGAGGGCGCAGCGTGACCGTATTCCCACAATCAAGTTGCAGGAGAAGTCTGGGTTTGTATCCAAGTCAAAGCCGAACCGAAGTCGCAAGACAAAGGTGACTAGGGGTGACGTGTTCTTTGGTGCCGAGTTCGGTGGTGGCAAGTTTGGCTCATCCAATAGAACGGTGGCTGGGGCTAAGTCTCGGGCTGGGACTGAGATG